AGCGCAGCAGTATCAGGCGCAAGCCCAGCAGTATTATAACCAGCTGCAACAGGGCATAATTGGGAGCCAGCTTGATTCGGGATTCGCAGGATTGGCGCATTGCACCTGCGTCCCCGCGCGGCATGACGTATTGCGCGGCCGATAATGGACGGCGAACTACCGGATATACCTGATCCTATCGATCGTGCGGAACCCCGTAGGGTAAATATTCCGTATGTCCCGCGAGTCCACTTTAGGCCCCTACACGCCTCCATTAAGAGGTTTCAATTCGTATGCGCCCACCGACGCGCTGGAAAAACTGTTGCAGAATATAACCACCTGTTACGGGCGAGCCTCAAGCTCAGACGAAAAGATCCGCCTCCGCGTTATGCTTATGTCGGCCCATCATTTGATCAGACAAAGGATCTCGTCTGGGGGTATGCCAAGCATTACGCTGAACCCATCCCTAATGTCAGGTTCTATGAGGGGGACTTGATGACGGTGCTCCCGAATGGGGCCTCAATTCGGTTATATGGCGGCTCGGCTGCTTATGAAAGGATGCGCGGCGTTTACTTCGACGGGATTGTACTCGATGAATACCCTCTGCTTAATCCTGCTGTGTTTTCTAGCGTCGTGCGGCCATGTCTGGCTGATTATCGTGGATTCGGCATTATATCGGGGACGTCCAACGGGGACGATCACTTTCACGCACTCCTCAAGAAAAACCAAGACAATCCAGATTGGGACATCCACATCATTCCGGTGACAAGCACCGATGCACTTTCCCCTTCTGAAGTGCAACAGATGCAGATCGACATGTCTCCCGAGGAATACGCTCGCGAGATGCTTTGCAGCTTTGAGGCACCGATCGAAGGGTCTTATTATGCAGACACACTGAACTTGATGATGGCGGAGGGCCGAATTGATCGCGTTTCTTGGGACCTCAATGCGCCGGTGATTACTGCGTGGGACTTGGGCATTCACGACGCCATGTGCATCTGGTTTTATCAAATTTGCGGGAGAGAAATCCACGTCATTGATTACTATCAGAGCTACGGGCAGCCTCTATCACATTACGCTGGAGTTATCAACTCTAAAAAAGTTGGCTCGTCGGGGTCGATTCGATTCCAATATAAGGCGCATTGTCTACCTCATGACGTTGAAGCGCGTGAGCTTGCAACGGGCCAATCAAGACGACAAGTTCTTAGTGAGCTTCTTGACGAGCCAGTTATTACAGCTCCGCTTGCATCTCCCGAGGACGGGATCGCTGCAGTTCGGGGAATTCTGGGAATGTCCTGGTTCAACAAGGACACCACCGAGAAAGGAATGTCTGGCCTTCGTGCCTACAAGCGTAGCCGTCTCGGACGCCCCGTTCATGATTGGGCGTCTCATCCGGCTGACGCTTTTCGAACGCTCGCCACCAGCTTCCACTTGGTTGCCGGATATGCCGGTTCCGCTAGACATCAAGGCCCTCTTAGGCGAAGGATAAGGGGAATAGTTTAAGGAGATGAAACAATGAGTTATGGGGAATCCGCAGTTGGCTTGTCGTTTAACCCGTCGGGCAGCGACGATGTTCACGATTGTAAGCGACTATTCGCCGAGATTATCGATGCTCTCAACGACGCTCGTTCCAGTACTTCGGACGGCGAGCACAAGCGTCTTTATAGCGTCGCGATCACCGAGGCGCAGACTGCACAGATGTGGGCGGTGAAGGCTATAACCTGGAGAGGATAATGGCTACCTCGCAGAAGAACCCCGCTTGGCTCGACGCGTTGTTGGCGCAGGCTTACCCCGGCAACGCCACTGATATGTCTGCTTTTCCCAACGTAATGCAGGCGCACGCGGGCGGGACGCCAACTGGACCGATTATTCCAGGCTCTGGTGGTTACACTCCGCCTGGGGGAGACCCCCGCGCGGCTGATTCGGCGATGAATATGAACACCGGAATGGCCCCAGGGTCATTAGGGAACATCCCCATTCCGGTCGGTGGGGTTCGTCATCCATACGCTCCGCCTGTTCCTAACCCTTCCAATGTCGGCGGCGCACCCTCTCCGGGTATTCCCGCCCCACAGGGCGCGAACCGCACCGCGAACAACCTGCCGATGAACCCCAATTTTGGCACCGTCCAATATCAGACCCCTAATTCGGTGGGCGGTCGTGCTCCCATTTACACAGCTGCCAACCTTGGCAGCATGTTCGGGGGCAGTCCGCAACAGACTCCGACGGGGCATCCGTCCGCAACGCCGCCCGCAGGCGCCCTCTCGGGTGGATTCGACGTAGGCAAGATGTTCCAGAACCTCCCCAACAATACCTTCGATGGTTCCACGGATACTTCCGGGGTCGCCCCGTGGAACATGGGGCCGTATCAGCAGAAGGTGATGGGGAGCGGCCAGCAGACGGGTCCCAATAGACCGAGCAGCGGCGTTGATCCTTCGTTATGGGGTTATTAAATGTCTTACACGCAGCAAGCTGGCGGGGGCATGGAACGCCTCTTCTATTCTTTTAAGGATTCCGGAACCGCCACACAATATGATCCCGCTGATCCGGAGTCGTATGCGCAATTCATCGATTCCCTCATCAACGATTGCAGGGATTACGAGAACTCTGTGCTCGCCAAATATCGCGATGAGGCGCAGAAGTTTTATTACGGGATGCTTCCGAGCATGGAGGGGCAGCCTCCTGAGGAGACTTCCAGCGTCCTTACGGACCCCAGTCTTACATTCGGTGATATTCTTGGCGGCGAATATAACACAAAGTCGTTGAACAAATCGACTTTCGTGTCCACCGATGTTCGCGACGCCGTTCTCCAGATGCTGCCCTCTCTCGTTCGCATATTCGCTGCGTCAGAGAATGTTATAACGATTGTTCCTAGAACGCAGCAGGAAATTGCAACCGCCGAACAGGCGACAAACTACGTGAACTATACGTTCTGGCAGGATAATCCAGGCTTTCTTATTCTATACGGTGCCTTCAAAGACGCGATGACGGTTAAGACAGGCTTCGTGAAATGGTGGACTGATGACAATGTTCAGACAGCTTACAAGACATTCGTCAATTGCAACCAAATGCAGATCCAACTTCTCCTGCAAGAGTCGCAGGGGTCGAGGGTGGTTCAAGCAGCCCCGGTGGATCAGCAGACTGGTCTCTTTCCTGAAGTGGTTATCGAGTATCAGATCAGCAAACCGGTAATTAAGGTCGCCGGGGTTCCTCCGGAGGAGATGCGCCTTGATCGATACGCGCGAAGTTTCTCTCGTTCCCGCATTATCGGGCACGAGCGTATTGTCTACATCGACGAATTGGTGTCAATGGGTTATGACCGCGACTTATGCGCCAATTATGTTCAAACGCAAGATATCCATAACTTTACAATGGAGGCCCAACTCCGCAATGAGGGTCGTGGAATGTCGACTCGTATTGGCGATGGAGTGATGTATGGAGAATGGTACATCTGGGTGGATAAGGATGGAACTGGGTCAACTCAGCTCCGATATATTTGCACGATGGGAGAGGATCACGCAATCGTCAACGATGAGACAGCGAATCGAGCTAAGTTCGCCTGTTTTTCTGTTGATCCCATTTCTCACACTATTGTTGGCGATTCTATCGCCGATCTCACCCTCGATATCCAGCGCATCAAGACCAATATGTTCCGGGGTGTTCTTGATTCGCTAGCGGAATCGATCAACCCGAAGACCGTCGTCAACGAATTGATGACGAATCTCGACGACGCGATGAACGATGATCTTGGGGCCATCATTCGCACGCGAGGCGATCCGAACACCGCCGTAGCCTATTCCCGTACCCCATTCGTTGGTCAGGACGCCCTTCCGGTGATCCAGATGCTCAACGAAGTGTTGCAGCGGCGGACAGGACTATCCGATGCGGCGAAGGGCCTTGATCCTAAAGCATTGCAATCGTCGACTATGATTGGCGTCGATGCAATCATTTCCGGAGCCCAAGAACGCATCGAGTTGGTGGCAAGGGTTCTCGCGGAAACCGGCTTTAAGGATCTCTTCCAAGGTCTTTATAACGAAATATGCGAGAATCCGAACCCGCCGCGTATTCTCCGGGTCAACGGAACTTTTCAGCAATTCGATCCGAGCACCTTCGACGCCACGATGGGCGTGGAGGTAAATCCGACCCTCGGCAAGGGCACCGATGTTACGCGGATGATGGCTCTTACGCAGATCAAGCAGGATCAGCAAACTCTCGTTAGTCAGATGGGCCTCAATAATCCCATCTGCGGTATTCCAGAAATGTTGAACACCGTTACTGATATGCTGGAGATGCTCAACATTAAAAATGTCAGTCGGTATTTCAAGATGCCCGACCCGCAGACGCTGCAAGCGATGCAGTCTGCGCCGAAGGAACCCGATCCAATGACGGTTGCGTCCAAGGCTCAGTACGAGAAGGTTAAAGCCGACGCCGCCGCGAAGATTGGTCAGCAAGGCCTTGAAGCGCAGAAGAATAAGGCTACCGCCGAAATTCAGCAGGAGCAGCTGCTTCAGAAGAGCGGGTACGATAATAAGCGCATCGAGCTTGAGCGCCAGAAGATGGAACTCCAGAACCAGCAGGAATTGGAGAAGATGCAGATCGAGCGAGAGCGCATCGCGATGGAAGCTGCTAAGCCCCAAGGTGGGGGTGAATAATGGATCACAGTTCTGATCCGGAGGACATAAAGGAGCGCGCTCGCATATCCAAGGAATTGCTTGAGAACAAAGCATTCCAATACGCTCTGATGAAATTACGTAAGCAGTGGTTCCAGGAACTCATGGACAACGGGGCGGGGGACTTGACAGGTGCCCGCCTGTGTGCTAGGATAAACGCGCTGGAAGCCCTTGCTACTGAACTTGCTGTTCAGATAAATGACTACAAAATGATGGCAAGAAATGCCCGAGGGAATTGATCAAGCTGCTAATGCTTTCCGTGACGCGGTAGGAGGCCCCGAACGGGCTCCCGCGCGGGATACTTCTGGTCGATTCCGCGAGAATACGCCTCGTCCTGAGCCTTTATTTGCTGAGCGCCAAACTGAAGGCGACGCGTTTGGCGATACCCGCGATGGCGGGGAGGATGTTCGTAGGCGTCGCCAGGAAGCGAGAGCAAATGGTGACCCGTTCGAAGATGGAGCCCCTGCCGCACGATCCCGCAAAACGACCTCCCAAGCTGAAAGGCAGGGTCGCCAACGTAATGAATCCGACGGCGAGGGACGCGTCAATGCCCCCGCCGACGAAAGACACGAAGCCTTCGGGGATGAGCGGCGGGAAGAACAAGGTGACGACGAGTCCGAGTCACAAGATCAAGGGGCTCTATCAGACGGCGACGAGCAGACCGACGACGAGCGGGAGTTGCCCGACGGGGACGCCGGCGAAGACACCGAAGGCGAAGGCGGGGAGGGGTCTGACCAGAGGTATGAGGTAACTGTTGACGGGAAACCGATGGAGGTTACCCTAAAACAAGCGCTCGAAGGTTACATCCGCACAGAAACTTTCCACCAGCGGATGAATAAAGTAAACGAAGCTTCTCAAACAGTCATGGCCGAGGCACAGCGTGTTGCGCAGGTCCGTGACCACTACATCAATCAGAACGCAGCGCTGGAGCAGGAGATTATGACGCTCCTTCCGCAGCAACCTGATTGGGAAGCGGAGTTCCAGAGAGATCCGAAATCCGCCTATTCGTTGAGGAAACAATACGAGGCGGTGGATCAGAAACTGCAAGCGCTTCGACAGGCAAGAGGCGCGGCGATGCAAGAGAGGGCTGCGGAACAGGCCCGATCTACAGAAACCTACGCGAAGGATCAATTCGCTAGGTTCGTCATGGACAATAAGATCCCTGACGAAGGTGCTCTCCGAAAAGAACTCAACTCAATGCGGCGAACCGCAATGACGGCGGGTTTCTCGGAACAAGAGGTCGCGACCGTTTACGATGCGCGGATGCTCAGTGTTTTGAGGAAGGCGAGCAAATATGACCGGTTGATGGCGGCAAAACCCAGAGCGGTCGTCCCCGGTAAAGGCAGAGCGTTGACACCCGGTTCCGCACCCCGAATAGGGAACGCGGGACGTCGGAATATCGACGAAGCCCAGAGCCGATTGGCTAAATCAGGTCGCATTGATGACGCGGCCTCGGTCTTCGAGAAGATAATCCGATGAGGAGTCACCATGCCAAAGGTTACGAACGCGTTTACGACGTATCAGGCTACGGCGAACCGCGAAGATTTGTCAAACGCTATCTACAACATCGATCCGTTTGACACGCCTGTTATGTCTGCGATTCGGCGCAGGAACGTTAAGAACCGAATATTCGACTGGCAAACCGAACATCTTCCGCTAGTCAACGCCGCTAACGCTCAGGTCGAAGGTTTCCAACTTTCTCCTTCCGTTGGGACGCCGACTGTCCGCGTCAATAATTGCACGCAGATTTCGGAACGCGATGCCACCGTGTCAGGGACTCAGGAGGAGTCGGACGCGGCGGGCAAGGGCTCCGAAATGGCCCACCAGATGGCAATGGCTGCCAAGGTCCTCAAATCGGACATGGAAGTCATGATGTGCTCGCGGCAAGCGCGCAACGACGGGTCGGACGCGACCACGCCTGTTCCGCGCATCACCGAAGGCATCTCTCACTGGTTGGCGCGAGCGATTGACAAGAACAGCAATCCCGCCGCTGCGATTGCGCCGGGAACTTCGGTCACTGGTTTGCCGGTCTTGCAGACGGACCCATTTGTGGCTCCGGCTACTCCGGTTCAGCTGACCGAGGAGATGCTGAACGACGCGATGCAGCAAGCATACACCAACGGTGCGTCGCCCACGATGTGGATTCTGCCGCCGGGGCCGAAGCGGACGGCTTCGACCTTTGTTGGCCGCTCCACCACCCAAGTCTTGGTCGGGAAGACCGAGGTTGTGTCGACCGTCGATATCTTCGCGACGGATTTCGGCAGAGTGAAGTCGCTCCCGTCTCGTTGGGTTGCGCCGGATATCGGCCTCCTCATTGACCCGGATTACGCGGCAGTTGCGTTCTTCCGTGCGTTCCGCCAGTACCTGATGGCCCGCATCGGTGATGCGGAAAACCGAATGATTGTCGTGGAGTGGGGCGTCGAAATGCGCAACTCTCTCGCACACATTCTGTTCAATGGTATCACGGCGTAAAAGGACAAGGACGTGGAGCGGAAGTCAGTCATCAAGGACGAGGATGGTATTCGTCGTACCTTGATGACTGATTCCGAAGACCCTGCTCGGTTCCATATTATTACTGAGCAGAATGTTGATGAAGTACTTGAAAGCATTAAGCGCGATACGGAGAATCACCGGGAGCGCACAACCAACAAATTGCTCGCCCGCATCCCAATGACCGTCTACGAGACGGCGATAGCACAGGGATGGGACGAGGGCGATTGGAAGCGTTATCTCAATTCGAGTGACGCTGCCCCGTTTAGGATCTGGAAGGGACGGGTCTGATGCCTCTGCAGCTGACTACTCTGTCCAACCAGTTGATGGATTGGGCGAACCGACAAGATTGGGTCAATACTTCCGGGCTTATCCAGTCATTCATCACGATGGCTGAGCAGAAGATGAATTCCGATCTTCGGGTCGATCGGATGTTAAATCCCTCCGTGAACACAGTCACTAATAGGTGTTCCACCCTCCCCGATAATTGGCTAGAGATGTTTCTTGTCAGCGTTCAGACGACGGTTAATCCGAGTGGTTGGGCACCAATTCGCTACAAGTCCAACGATGAGTTTTTCAATCTCAGCGATTGGCACGCGTACGGCTATTACACTATTGTTGGGCGCACTTTGTATTTTGGTGGCCCTCCTAATGCTACTGAAGGCATTCAGTATCAGATCGTCTACTTCGCGGAAGTCCCGCCATTGAATGACGCGACGGATAGTTGGGTTTACACGAAATATCCGAATCTATATTTGTGGGCGGCGTTGGGTAATGCGGCATTACATGCGGTTGGTGAGGAGGCTCAAGCAGGTAATTTCTCCCAGCTTGCAGACGCTCTTATTACCAAACTGAATAATGATTGGCGTCTGGCGCGGTCTTCTGGTTCCCGCGTTACCCGAACTCGAACAAGGAGCTTCGGATGACGGATACTTGGGTCCCTGCTCCTCCCGTAGTGTTGCCGCCGCCATCTCCTGGGGTGGTTCCACAGAACACTTGGAATCCAACTTCTGGCTGTTGCCCTCCCGGTGGCCCATCGCTCACCGAGGGAATCGTTATAACAGGTGTTCCGGCCACCGTTAGTTCGTTTTATTGGCAGGTAAACCTTAACGATGGATCGACGCCGCCGAATTTCCAAATTAACCAACTGGATGGTAAGGGCAATATCCTATCAACAGCGGCAGAGATTACGCCAACCGATGTTTATTTTGATTATCCGGTGATGCTGAGCCGCGATCCGATTGAGGATCTTGAAGCGGCGACCAAGGAATATGTTGACAGCACCGTTGGCGGTATCGAAGATGCACCGGATAATGGTTCATCCTACGTCCGCAACAGCGAAGCTTGGGTCCTGCTTCCGCAGATCATTCCGGATGCGCCTCCGGGACAGATTTTTGGCCGTTTTAATTCCACTTGGGCGGCGGTGCCAATTCAGGCCGATGCGCCGCAAGATGGCCAGACCTACGGTCGTATAGCGAACGGGGCCTGGAATGCAGCGCTCCCGCTTACGGGAGGCACCATTACCGGCAACCTGACGGTCAATCAAGTTGTGACCGTTCAGGGTTCAAATTCGATGGTGCTGAATGCTCCGATGGGCAATCAGCGTTCTATCCTCGGCATGACGTCGAACCTCGCTCGATGGGTGTTGACGCTTGGTGATGGCACAACGGAGGGGCTGAACAACACCGGGTCGAATTTTAGCTTATCAGCTTACAGCACAACCGGCGCGTTTCTTGGCAATTGGCTGACCATTGCGCGGGCTGACGGGTCAACAACCTTCAATGGGTCGGGCGTCACTATTCAGGGCGGCCTTGCCGTTAATGGGCTCCTTGCTTTATCCAGCCCGAATAACCTGGCGATCTATGGCGGAACTGCGGGGCAGTTCTTGTCAACTAACGGCGCTGGTATTTTGTCCTGGGCAACGCCCAGCGGAGGCGGCGGTGCTTCGATAACCGTTAGCGATACGCCTCCAGCATCTCCCACCGTTGGGGCTTTGTGGTGGGATAGTGTTGGCGGTCAATTGTACGTCTGGTATGCAGACGCCAATTCGTCGCAGTGGGTTGTCGCGGTAAATGCCGCCAGCCTTCTCCCGCCCGCCTCTATGACCAGCTTGGGCGCGGTTAAGGTTGACGGGACGACTATTAAAGCAGCAGCTGATGGAACAATCTCAGCCCCCATTTTCATGGGTGATAACCGCATTATTAATGGTGACATGCGGATTGACCAACGCAACGGTGGTGCGACCGGAACGGCTGTTGGTTATACAATTGACCGCTGGCAATTCGCCGCTTCATTAGCAACTAAGGGAACGTGGCAACAAGGCATTGCAAACGGCCCTCCAGGTTTTGGTAAATTCCTCGCGTTTGCATCGAACTCGGCTTACGCCCCCGTCGCCGCTGATTACTTTGGCTTCCTGCAAGCCATTGAAGCCGACATGGTTACCGATTTCCAATGGGGGTCGGTCAATGCGCAACCGGTCACTCTGTCATTTTGGGCCGTGTCCAATTTAAGTGGGACGTTCTCTGGTTCGATCAGCAATGTAGCGGTGAATCGGAGTTACGTGTTCACCTATTCTCTGGTCGCAAATACGTGGACTAAGGTTGTAATCACGATTCCCGGCGATACTAGCGGAACGTGGGTAATGGCGGGCAACGCGGGAAGCATGAGGGTCAACTTCTGCTTTGGGGTCGGCACGACTTACGCCGGTCCAGCGGGAGCATGGTCGTCAAATTATTATTTGGGTGCAACTGGCACAACCAATGTCGTCGGTTCTGCGACGGGACAATTCAATCTTACTGGTGTTAAGCTAGAAATTGGCAGTGTTGCCACGCCATTTAATCGTCAGACGATGGCCAAGAGCTTGTCGGACTGTCTGCGGTATTATCAAGTCATAACTCCGATGTATTTGTATGGTTATGCTGGCGCTGGTAATCTCATCGCTCAAATCATTACTTTCCCGATCATGCGCGCGACACCGACGGTTGTTTCAGGAAACGCTAGTTCCAATAACACAACCACACCGGGCGTCAATACAGTTACCGTCAATTCATTACTTGCTTATGCCAGCATTGTGACAGTGGGATCGGGGTATTGGGAGTTCGGGTTAACTATGAGCGCGGAGCTATGATCGACTTCCCCGCTAGCCCCACTGTTGGACAGCAGTTCACTGCCGCAGGCGTCGTCTGGACTTGGGACGGGGTGAAGTGGTTGCCGAGCGGTCTTGCGCCCACCGTCGTACCGGGGGTCAACGATAACCGTATCATTAACGGCGATATGCGGATTGATCAGCGCAACAACGGCGCGGCGGGAACAGCGGGTGCTTATACGGCTGATCGATGGTATTATGTAGCCTCTCAAGCCAGTAAATTAACATGGCAGCGTGGAACTGGCGTTGCACCGGGGTTTCCTTATCAACTTGGTTTTAATACAAGCTCTGCTTATACGCCATTGGCCGCAGATTACTTTGTCATCACGCAGCCCATCGAAGCCGACATGGTTAGTGACTTCGCCTTTGGCACGCCACAAGCGCAGCTGGTCACGTTGTCGTTTTGGGTTTACTCTAGCCTTGCAGGTCAGTTTGGTGGCTCGTTGCGCAACGGGGCGGCGAACAATCGCGGATGCCCGTTCGCTTATTCGGTCCCGGCGGCAAATACTTGGACGAAGATCACCGTCACTATTCCCGGCGACACGGGCGGAACATGGACGTTGAGCGGCAATTCTAGCGGCCTCGTTTTGACGTTTGATCTTGGTAGCGGGGCAAATGTTCGTGGGCCTGCCGGGGTGTGGGCGTCTAGCCCGCTTCTTGGTGCAAATGGTTCAGTTAATCCGGTGGCGACGAACGGCGCGAGCTTCGTCGTTACCGGCGTCAAGCTGGAGATCGGCTCCGTAGCAACACCCTATAATCGGCAGTCGCTGGCCAAGAGCCAAGCTGACTGCGAACGGTATTTCCGTTGGATTATCTTTAATATGGAGTGGCAAGCTGGGGCTGCTGGGAACTACATGATGCAATCTATTCCGCTTTCTATGCGAGCCGCGCCAACGATGGGGGCATCTGTGGTTGACCCGAATGCTACTCCACTTACTAGGAATTTTATGGGCAGCGGACCTCAATATACATTATCATATGGCGTCGGTGTTTATATACAAGCAGCTGCGGCTGGTGATTGTTTGCTTTCTGGCTATAGAGCGTCACTGAGCGCGGAGCTTTGATCATGACTTACACTCAAGTTTGGAACCCAATTCGCAACCAGCCTCATGATGGTATTATTGTGCGTGATGAAGACGGTGCGTTCATTCCGATGGACCCCGACAACATCGATTGCCAAGATTATCTGGCGTGGCTCGACGAGGGCAATAGCCCGAAAGTCGCAACGTCTCCCGATAGCTTGCAGAATAGTGTCAAAGTGATGAAGAAGGGCGGTAACGTATAATGCCATACGATCGCAAGCACTTTTTTGACACCGTGCGCAGAGATCTGTTCAGCGGTACGCTTACCCAGAGCCAAGTAGATGGTATGAACTATCTGCTGCAAGTCTGGGAGTGGGGGTTTGAGGCCAACAATCCCAACGATGGCACGATGTGGCTTGCCTACGCCTTGGCGACCTTCTATCATGAGACGGCTTATACAATGCAGCCGATCGAAGAATATGGTAAAGGTGCGGGTAAGAGCTACGGCAAGCCTGCTGGTCCTTATGGCCAATGTTACTACGGACGCGGCCACGTTCAGCTAACTTGGGACACGAACTACAAGAATGGCCAGCAATACTTGAAAGATAGATACGGCATGGTGCCGGACACCCACCCGAAGTCTAGTATCTACCCTGATGCCAGCAACATGCTGGACCCAGAAGTGTCGGCGTTGATTTCCTACGACGGCATGGTTTATGGGTGGTTCACTGGCGTTGGATTGCCAAAGTATCTGTCGAAATCGAAGGGCATCGAGGACCCAGTGAACGCGCGCCGGATCGTCAATGGAACTGATAAGGCGCAGACCATCGCGGGCTACTATTGGAAGTTCAAGAACGCGTTGAAACAAATCCCTGCTTTGCCGCCCGAATCGTTGGAGGCGCAGTTGCCTGGATTGCCTGAGCACCCTGCAATGCCGGAGCCGCCGAATGGCTGATAACGGCCTGATAATTCCGCCTCCGACACCGAAGCTGATGGATTACCCGGCATCTATCGGTATTGTGATCGCTGTTGCGTTGACAGCCGTTCTTCTGATTGTCTCTGGCAAATTCGACCCAACTGGCGGAACGCTTACAATATCGCTTCTAGTAATATTGGCCTTCCTCGGGCTAGTCACTTTCTGCGCATTTTTTACTATCCCAACCGACGAAATCACGAGCGGAGCTATTGGCGGCTTAGTAGCTGCATTCGGTGCAGTTGTCGCTTATTGGCTTGGCCAGCACAAGAAAGGCCCGCCCAATGGCTGATACACTAACGCCGAATTATGGGTGGGTTCAGCCCGCAGTCGGTGGAGATGCGACTACTTGGGGGACTACTCTCAACAACGATTTGGCGCTGATCGACGCTCAAGTTTATGCAAATGAACAAGCGTCGGTTCTGATCGGCATGATCGTGCAATGGGGCGGCGGCATGACCCCGCCGACAAATTGGATTCTGTGCGACGGAAGCTCCTATCCGACCACCGGAACTTACGCCAAGCTGTTTGCTGCCATCGGTTACACTTGGGGTGGTTCGGGCGCGAATTTCAACGTTCCGAATGTGGAGCAGGTTTTCCCGATCGGTGCGAACGCCAGCACTCCCCCAGGTTCTACCGGAGGAGCTTTTAGCTACGCTATTGGTGTGGCTCAACTTCCTTCACACTCACACCCGATCAACGATCCCACCCATGTTCACACTGTTTATGACCCGACCCACAATCATAGTCAATCACCGCACGGTCACACCATCAATGACCCCGGTCACGCTCACGGCGGCGTTATGGTTCCGGTCGGCAGCGGCGGTTATTATTCACTCGCGGCTCAGCCCCCAGAAATCGCGCAGGGAACCTCAGGGGTGTCCGGGACCGGAATCAGCGTCAACCCCATAAACGCTAACATCAATCCCGCTGGGACGGGCGTTGCTCTTTATGGCGCTGCAACTGGAATCACCGAGGGCGCGGTTGGCGGCGGCCAGAATCTCACTGTCACTCCGCCTTTCATAGCTATTCCGTTCATCATTCGGTATCAATGAGCACGCAGTTTAAACCGATCCAGATTCCTCCTGGCGTCGTCACCAATCCGACGAAGCAGATGGCCTCCAGTAATTGGTCGGAGGTTAATCTGATGCGTTGGGTGGAAGGCCAATTGTCGCCGATTGGCGGGCAAGCTCAGTATACCTATTCGTTTGCCTCCCGCTGTCGAGCTATTCACGGCTGGTACGACCTGAACAGTGTTCTCAATATTGCTTATCTGTGTGAGTCCAATTTGTACGTTGATATTGGTGGAACTCTCACTGACATAACCCCAGGAGGAGGCATCTTACCCCCACAACCACCAACCGAGGGCGGATATGGTGAAGGCCCTTATAGCGCCGGTACTTACGGAACGCCGCGACCGGAATCCACCATTCAGGCTCTGGAACGCCTTCCTGATGCTTGGAGCTTGGACAATTTCGGCGGGATTCTGTTGGCGATGACTTCCCCCGATCAACGACTCTTGCAGTGGGACCCCGCTAACGGTTCGCCGGGGGTGGTGTTCACCAATCCGGTTTACAACGCATTCGCCGCAGGTGCAACTACTATCAACATGACCGACGCCAATCCAGGAACTGTTGCTCCGGGAATGGATGTATTCAACACCACCAGCGGTCTAGAAATCGGTACGGTGTCGAGCTATAGCAATGCTGGGCTCTTGACTCTGACCGCTGGAGCACTTAACCTTGGCATGCCCAACGATATCCTGCAATTCGGAAATGTGGCAACTCCGGTGGTTGCTGACACTGGTCGCGGGGTTGTCCCGCAAGGCCGGTGCTTCGTTGTCACCAACGAGCGCTTCGTAATGATATTCGGTGCGTATGACAATGTGAACGGGGGCGGGTTCCGGCGCTTCGCTTGGTGCGATCAAGAGAATTTCGGTGCTTGGGATTATACCAATGTGGTGTCCCAATCAGGGTATCTCGATATCGAACCAGCCTCTCCCATTGTGACGGCGCTTGCCACGCCTCTTGGGGTGTTGTTTTGGACCGGGGCTATCTCATACATCAGCAATTTCCTGGGGATTCCCTACGTCTACAACTACGTTCCTTTGGGGAACAATTGCACGCCATGGTCGCCGAAGAGTGTCATCGCTACCTCGTCGATGGTTCTATGGTTCTCCAAACAGGGGATGTTCTCCTACAATGGATCTTATATTGTCCCGATCCAGTGCCAAGTGCGGCCTTGGATCGATGATGACGTCGATTTGCTGAACGTGCGATGGCAATCTTGCGCGGTTCACGTCTCGGATTTCAACGAATTCTGGTGGTTCTTTCCCCAGAATGGCCAACCATACAACACCCGCTGCGTCATCTACAATTATAAAGAGGGTTGGTGGTCGCAAGGGCAGATGCCGCGTTCAGCTGGCGTCTCCGCTGCTTATACGGTGAACACCGTTATGGCGGATGGGACGGTAGCCTTCCAGCATGAGGCTGGGAACGTGTACCCGACGAATGTTCCGCTGCCTTGGGCGCAGACGTTCGATTTGAATTTGGCGGCGGGTTCGAGGCTAACCACGCTGAAGCAGATGATTCCGGATATCGGGGGCGATGTTAACAATCTTCTGTATTCGTTGATATATCGGATGAGCCGCAGCGTTGCCAACGGAGCTTTAGCGCCAGAGGCGCAGACGGCTGCTAAGCCGGTTCGCTCGGATGGTTACATTGATTTCCGAACAACGGCTCGCGATCTTCGCCTTATGATTCAGCTCGCCGGTCCGGCTGTTAATCCAGTTACGGTAGGCCAGCATTTGATAGATTCTGTGCCGCGAGGAGATCGTTAATGGCTGTTTCCCAAGGGTCCCCACGGCGCAAGTTGCGACGACTCCTCCGCCGCCTCTTCCAAACGACCCTAAGATGAGCAACGCGCTGAGTAACTACTTGATGCAGTTCTCGCTCTGGTGTCGGAAGAATTTCGGCAATCAAATTCGCAACAATGTGGCTATTCCGGGGATTTTGTTGCAATCCACCAATGCCCCGTCGGGGGTTACCCCCAATGTTTATATGCTCCAAGTCGATCAAGATGGGAATATCACCGCTGTCCAAGTACCTCTAGGAAATCCGAATTCACCATGAACGGCGCAATCTACCACCGCAAGCTGGAGCGGGTTCTGGACCGAATGGGGGGACTATACACGGTTCAGGACATCTTGTCAGCGATTGCTGTGGGAAAGATGCAGTCATTCGTTGAGAAGAATAGCTGGGCAATAACTCAGATCGCGGAATATCCCAAGGCTAGAGTATTGGAAATTGTTGCGGTGGTCGGTGATTTAGACGATCTGAGAGAATTGCACGACAAGATCTTGGAGTATGCTAGGGACATGAATGTTGGAGTCATTAATTCTTATGGGAGGAAGGGATGGCTTCCAGACGCGAAGAGACGCGGCTGGACGGTGAAATCCCGCTCATTCGTATACCAGAGGAACATGTAAATGGGCGGTAGCGGAACTACCCAGACCACCAATCAGGTCTCGCAGACCCAGCTTCCTCCGTGGGTCAATCAGGCGGCGCAACAGAACTATGCGTTTGCTCAGGATGTCGCGAACCGCCCCCTCCAGCAATATCAAGGGCAACAGGTCGCCAGTGTCGCGCCGCAGCAGACGCAATCCGAACAGCTTGCGGCGAATATGCCGGGGGCGAATGCCACTCAATTCGGCGAGGCGAACGCTGGGTATCTCAGCGCGATGGGACAAGGCGCTCCTCAGGTAACGGCCGGGGCATTGGCGAACACCAATCTGTCGCCTTATATGAACCCGTTCACCCAAAGCGTCATTAATACGACGCTGCCGTTGATGCAACAACAAAATGCGCTTACCCAGAACCAGCAACAGAATGCCGCCAATTCGGCCAACGCTTACGGCGGTTCCCGACAGGGTGTTCAGCAGGGTGTCGCTCAAGCGCAGGGCGCTCTCAACATCGGTAATATGGCTTCACAACTTAACCAAGCCAACTTCACTCAGGCGCAAGCCGGGGCGACGGGCGATCTCAACCGTCAACTTACGGCTGCTCAGGGCAACCAATCGGCGACCCTTGCTGGTCAACAGAATCAGATCGCTGGCGCGAGCGGGCTGGCCAACATGGCCAACTTAGAGAACACCGGGGCGCTCCAGCAATACATGGCGTTGTCTGGAGCGGGCCAGACAGAGCAAACTCAGCAGCAAAACCAGATCACTGCTGATATGAATCAGTTCAATCAGGCGTGGAATTACCCAACCACCCAGATGAATACCCTCCTGGCTTCGTTGGGAATGACGCCTTATGGTCAGACGCAAACTACCTCTGGCACTCAGAACGTCCAGACTTCTACAGACCCAATGCAGGCCCTCCTCGGCGTCGGGACCATCATGGGCAGCTTGTTTAGCTCCGATCGCGAGGAAAAGACGGATATTAAGAAGCTCGGCAAGCAAGGCGGCGTCCCAATGTACGCCTATCGCTACAAGGGTGATCCGAAGACGTATCCGAAAGTTGTCGGGCCGATGGCTCAAGATATCCAAAAAATGGACCCGACGAAGGTTGTCAGCATCGCAGGAAGCAAGGCGATTGCGCCGGGGGCGGGGGCCTTGGCGTCTATGTTACATAAGCCTAAAAAGCGTGGCATTCCAGGAGCGCTGAGCCTTGGCAGATAACGCAACCGACAACAGGAAGTTCTTCTACAATAAGCTGACCGGCGAATTGGGTCTGCCGCCCCAAGCTGCCTTGGGGGTTCTGTATTCGTTGGGAGGGGAAAGCCACTATAATTTAGATACCGGGGCTGTTGGTGCGGGCGGTGATTTCGGCGTCGCCCAATGGGTCGGCTCTCGCAAGGCTGGCCTAAATCAGATGGCGAGCACGTTGGGGACGAGCAATACCGATCCCAACACTCAGTGGCAGTTTATGAAATCCGAACTAGTGGGGCCATATTCCCATGTCCTGCAAGGGCTGCAAGGAGCGAAGACAGCTGCTGATGCGACTAATATCTGGACTACGCAATACGAGGCCCCCCTCGTCAACAATTGGCAGCAACGTTACGCCGGGGGTTCCCAAGTCGGTTCCGTCAACTCCGACGGCGAATTTGTTCCGGGGAAAGCGGGCACCGCGCCCAATCCGGTCCCTCCCGGAACAACGTTGAATTCCAGCCCCGTCGCTTCCTCTAGTACAACTCCCGCGAGTACAACTCCTCCGCCGTCCGCCGCGAGCCAGTTCGCTCAGGGAAATCTTGGAGGCGGGCTGCAAACGATGTTTAAGCAGGGCGACCTGAAAACACTTGGGGATGCGATTAAACCTCAACAACAGCAGATCACGCCGATGCA